GCTCCCGCCACTGCGAAACCTGCTACCGCCCCGGCTCCCGCCACCGCCGCTCCCGCTCCTGCGGCAAAAGGGCTTGACCTTGAGGCTCTGCTCAGCAGTCTGTAATTCGTGGCAATCAAGTGTTGCAAGGACTGTGTAGCACCCAAACGCCATGCTGGTTGTCATGCCACTTGCGCCCAATACCTGTCTGAGAAGCAAGAATATGAAAAGCTCAAGGAGAAGGAGCGCAAGTGGCGTGAAACCATGAATGGCCTTTACACGCAGAGGGAGCGGGCTTTACGCAGGGCTTTGCGGAGTAGGAGGAAATGATATGGAGATTGCAAAGGACGATATGGGGAAAGCGAAGCTCTCCCTCGTCCCGGTTCAAATCATTCGTGACATTGCGGTCGTTCGGGAGTATGGCACGGAGAAGTACCACGACCCCGACAACTGGAAGAAAGTCGAACTGCAACGCTATATTGACGCTTTTTACCGGCACTGGCTGTCCTTCATCGAAGACAACAACTCCAAGGACGCTGAGAGCGGTATCGAGCATTACAAGCACATGGCTTGCAACATGGCGTTCATCTGTGAACTGATGAAGGAGAAAGCCAATGACTGAATTAGAGCGAGTACAGCTTTTTGAAGCCGCAGGTCTGGACAGAATCGTGTCTCGTGAGTTCAAGACCTACCTGATGGAAAACGGCTTCTTTCACGCCCCGGCAAGCACCAAGTACCACGGGGCATACGAGGGCGGTCTGTTCGACCATTCGCTGATGGTAATGAACACGCTCGTAGACCTGTCTGCGAAGAATGGTCTGAAATGGCGCAGAGTGGAAAGCCCCTTCATTGTGGGTATGTTCCACGACCTGTGCAAAATCGACCAGTACCGCCACCCCATCAAGGAGACGCTTCTTTATGTCGGCTCCGAGGAGACCACCATCTATGACGAGCAGGCGTGGGAGTACAACCCCAACACGCTCGTCAAGGGACATGGAGACAAATCGGTTATTCTCCTGTCTCAGCACATGACGCTGACCGAGGAGGAGTCCATGTGTATTCTCTATCACATGGGGGCTTTCACCGACAAGGAGCATTGGAGGAGCTTCACTGACGCTGTTCATAAGTTCCCGAATGTACTCTGGACACATCAAGCAGACATGATTGCGTCTCATGTGGTAGGTGTCTGATATGCCGGTATTCAAGAAGAACAGAGGTCACATCTTCGGTGTGAAGTTCAGCACCAAGGAGCAGAAAGCCATTGACGCTGAAATACTCCGTCAGTGCGCCGAGTTTGACAGGAAGAACGAACTTGAAATGGACTCCGTCATTCTGTGGGTTTTGCATGAGCGGTTCGGCTTCGGGAAGAAGCGGCTGAGGAGATTCTTTGAGGGCTATGCCGCCGAGCTGGATGCTCTGGAAAAGCGGTATGAAATGGGCAACGAGGACATGGCTTGGCTGTGTAGGCACAAGCTGGAACGATACGGCATTGACATTGCCGAATGGAACAAGGAGGGCAAACAATGAACTATAAGCTGAAAAGCGTGAACGGGAAAGTGACTTTCCTGCTTCGCACCGGCAAGGACTTGGTGAAAAACCAGATGGCGGTTGCTTCCGCTCAGCACATCATCGACCACGGTGAGATGAAAAAGTCCGATGTGGAGGGCTACCCCATCAATATCAACAACGAGTGGTACTTCGAGGGCGAGGTCTTCAAGCGCACCACTTCCAAGAAGACTGAGGACAAAGCGGAGGTTGAGGAATGAGAACTTTCTATACCGATTACATCCAGCACTGCATGAAGTTCTACGCTCGACACCCCAACCCCAAGTTCCGCTCTGACGCTGACAAGCAGAACTGGTACGCCTGTGAGAACGCCTTGAAGGGCTTCACCGACAGCGAAAGAGAGATTCTGCTGTTCATCTATCAGGAGGGCGATACCATTCCTGACAATGTCTACAAGGTCTCCGTGACCAAGAACATCAAGCAGGACAGAGTGTGGGCTTTGGTCAACGAGTTGGAGCGCAAGGTCGCTAAGAGGAGGAACCTGATTTGACACGCTACGAGAACATTCCCGAAGAACTGAAACAACTGAATCAGTGGGTCTGTACTCGTAGCGACAGCAAAGTTCCGATGAAAGCGACCGCACCAGAAGCCGCTTCCTCTACCAATCCTGAAACATGGTCTTCCTTCGACACGGCTTGCAAGGCCGTGTCGGAGGGACACTATGACTACTGCGGGTTCGTGTTCGATGATAACGGCTATGTGGGGATTGACATTGACGATGGGTATGACCAAGACGGTTTTCTCTCCCCTCTGGCGGCAGAAATCATAGGGCTGTGTGAGAGCTACACCGAGAAGTCCAAGAGCGGCAGGGGCTTTCACATACTGCTCAGGGGGACTCTCCCCTTCAAGGGCAAGAACAACCTCGCAGGGGTGGAGATTTACAAAGCGGCTCGGTACTTCATCATGACCGGTGATACGCTTCTGTACGACACCATTGTGGAAGACCAAGGAGCCATTGATTGTGTGGTGGAAAAGTACTTCCCTGAGACCAGAGAGGAAAAGGTCGGGGAGCGATACGGCGGCAGGATTTACTCTCCGATATGGAGTCTTCCTGAGAACAACCGCATAAAGCTCCGTCCCGTTTATCCCCGGATTCCCGATGGGAGTCGGAACATCTGTCTGACTTCTCTCGCAGGTATGCTCCACAATCAGGGGTACAGCAAACAGCAAATCTATGACGAGCTGTTGTACGCCAACATGGTGGCCTGTGACCCGCCCCTCGACCGAAACGAAATCCGAACCATCTGTAACAGCGTGACTCGTTACAAGAGATAAGATATAACACGGAAAAGATAAAAAATATTTCCGAGAGGGTTGACAAATAATCTTTTCCGTGTTATTATCTAATCACAACAAGGCAATAAATTATCTCATTCAGATTAAGGAGGATTACATCATGACTCAAGACTTTTACCGGGGGGGACATCTTCTTCATTGCTCACTCTCCCGTCTCTGGCTCCGAGCAGGGTGGTCATAGACCCGGCGTTATCGTTTCCAACGACCTCGCCAACAGGTGCTCTCCCAATGTAGAGGTTGTATTCCTGACCTCTCAGGAGAAGAAGCCTATGCCCACGCATGTGCCGGTTCAGTGCAAAGTTCCTTCGACCGCCCTGTGCGAGAACATCCAGACGGTCTCGAAGGAACGGCTTGACGGCTTCGTCCGTTCCTGCACGACCGAGGAAATGAAGCAGATTGACTCCGCTCTGCTGTACTCGCTCGGTATCCGTTCTGCCAGCGTGGAGGAAGCTCCACAACAGGCGGCGAACACTCCCGACCCGAAAGCTGACATCCAGTGCCGAGAGGAAATCGAGAGAGACCTGTACAAGAATCTGTACGAACAGCTCTTGGAGCGAGTAATGAATAAATAAGGAGGTTCACCATGTTGGTCACACTCATTCAGGCAACGCCTGACCCCATCAACACCATTGCGGCAATCGCAAGTATCTGCTATGACAGCGACCCCAAGAACCCGCTTGGGCTGGTGAAGCACCTGTACCGCAACGGACACCATAGCGTGTTCGAGCATATCTACTTCACCTTCAAAATCGAGGGTATCTCCCGTGCCTGTTCTCATCAGCTCGTGCGACATAGGCACTGTAGCTTCACTCAGCGCAGTCAGCGGTATTGCTCCGAAGACGGGTTTGGGTTTGTGACTCCTCCGAGCATTGAGAAGGACGAGGAGCTTGACCACTACAAGGATTATATGACTACGTTTGTTGCCCCCAATTATAAAGAGCTACAAACAATGGGTGTTCCAAACGAGGACGCTCGTTACATCCTCCCCAACGCCTGTGAAACCGAGCTGTACCTGTCCTGCAACCTGAGAGAGCTTATCCATATCGCTAACGAGCGGCTTTGCCGCAGAGCGCAGTGGGAAATCCGGGAGCTGGTGGAGAAGATGGTCTCTCTTGTAGACCCGGAGCTTCACTTTATGCTCGTTCCCAAGTGCAAGAGCGGCAGGATTATTTGCCATGAGAATTGTGGAGGTGCTGACAATGATTAACACCAAAGGAGAATGGATTTACACCAACGCTGAGATTGCCTATGAGCTTGGGCTGTCTCCGGCTACCGTCAACGCCATTGGCAAAAAGCTCTACGGCAACAAAATCCCTCATTGGACTGCCCTTGAAGTTCGCAGGATTATCCAGTACATCAAGTCCATTTCCGTTGAGGAGGACGAAAAACGGCTACAGGTGCTTCGGGACATTGTTGCCGAAACAGGTTATGTGAAGCAGGACGATGAGGAAGTAAGAAAGAACGTGGGGAGGGATTTACACAATGTCTGAATATGAGAAAGACAAGCTATACTGCCCCCTCTTTGTGATGTCTCCTGCTTTCGAGACAATGAAGGGCTGTGAGTGCCGCAAGGAAATGTGTGCTTGGTGGGTAGAAGATAAACAGAAATGCGCAATCGCAGTAGGAGGTGAACGCAACCGTGGCAAGTGATAGAGAGCTGTTCGAGCTTCGTAATGGTCGAGTCATTATGGACGAAGACCTGTCCGAGAAGATGTACACCATCAAGTCCTACCACCCTGAGAAAGCTGACGAGTACAGCTCCGGGTTCGAGTGGTCGGAAATGGGCATGGCGAACCTGTTTGGTATGCTTTACAATCGGGAAGCTCGCTATTGTACTGAGCACAAAAGCTGGTACACCTACTTCGAGGGTGCATGGCGCAAAGACGAGGGCGCAATCCTCGTCTCGGAGAAAATCAAAGACTTCGTGCGGTTGATGATTCTCTACTGCGGGGAAATCGTGGACGATGAAACCCGCAAGTCCTACACCTCCTTCGTGAACAAGATGGGTGACAGACGCATGAGAGACCGAATCCTCAAGGACGCAACCGGCGAACTGCGTATCTCTGCGACTGACTTTGACGCTGACCCCTATCTCATAAACTGCCTGAACGGAACCTACTCTCTGCGGGACTTCTCTTTCCGGGAAGCCAAGTGGGACGATTTTCTCACCATGCAGACCAATTTCCGTCACACCGTCCGCAGGGACATTCGCTGTGAGCGGTGGGAGCAGTTCATTGACGAGGTCACTCAGAACGACAAGGACAAAGCTGATTTCCTGCAACGCTCCCTTGGCTACTCCATCCTCGGCATGAGCAACGAGGAGTGCATGTTCATTCTGCACGGCAAGACCACCCGCAACGGCAAGTCCACGCTCCTCAACACGATTGAGACCATGCTCGGTGACTACGCCAAGGTTGCCCCTGTCGGTATGATTTGCCGAGGAGACCGGCAAAAGGACGCAGAAGCGGCTTCTCCTACCCTCGCCGGTCTCAAGGGCAAGCGGTTTGTCACCATGAGCGAGTCCAACGAGTACGGCAAGCTGGACGAGGAGAAAATCAAGCAGTTCACGGGTGGTGAGGAAATCTCCGCTCGTGCGCTGTACCAGTCGGCAATCACCTACAAGCCGCAGTTCACCCTCTGGCTGTCCTGTAATGACCTCCCGATGGTGACGGACAAGAGCTTGTTCGCTTCCGAGCGTATCAAGGTGATTGAGTTCAACCGGCATTTCTCTCCCGCCGAGCAGGACACTCACCTCAAGGACGAGCTGACTTCTCAGGAAGCTATGAGCGGCATTTTCATGTGGCTGGTGCGTGGGTACATCAAGTACAAAGAACATGGGCTTATCATGTCGGAGCCTTTAAGGTCTGTTGTAGCGAAATACGAGCGGGATAATGACCTTGTGCTCCAATTCCTCGAAAATCGCTGTGTGCGTGTTCCTGAGGACGAGAACAACCCGTTTGGAGAAAAGAACAAACGCACAACTATCCGGGCGAAAGACCTCTATCAGGCTTTCAAAATGTGGGCGAAATCTGAGGGTGCCTATGTACTCTCGGCAAGAAAGTTCAACTCTGAAATGGAGCGTCACCCGGAATGGTTTGACCGCAAATCGACTTCCAGCGGGTTTGTGATCTATTGGGGGTTAAAACTCAAGGAGATTGTATAATGGCTCATGTTCTGTCTCTGTCCTACGGAAAAGACTCGCTGGCCTGTTTGGAAGCCTGTAAGCTCCTCGGTTATCCTATTGACAGAGTGATTCATGCTGAGGTGTGGGCTACTGACACAATCCCGGCTGATCTCCCTCCTATGGTCGATTTCAAGAAGAAAGCCGACAAAATTATTCTGGAACGCTATGGGATTGTAGTGGAGCATATAACGGCAAGCACAAGAGAGAGAGACTGTCTTACGAGAGACAGTTCTACACTAAGCGATTCCACAAGAAACTCGGTGCCGAATGTATCTACGGATTCCCCATGGTGCGAGGGGCTTGGTGTAACTCCCGACTTAAAATGCAACCGCTTGACGCATTGCGGAAAACAGACCTACGAGAAGATATTCTACCACAAGCCGAAGAAAAGGAACCCGGCGTTCCAAGGTCAGATCAAAGGCTTTCCGCAACTGGTGAGAAGCTGGTGCAAAAAGCTGAAAGTGAATCCTCTCAGCGAAGCCACTTTTCTGATAGCTCCCTTGCACAAGGAGCTGATACAAATATTGTGCAGTATATTGGTATAGCGGCAGATGAACCCGAAAGAATTGAGCGGCACACTCGTCCCGGTGTTGTGCTTCCGCTGGTAGACATTGGGTGGGACGAAGCCTACTGTCGAAAATGGTGCGAAGGGAATGATCTTCTCTCACCCATTTATACCAATGCGGCAAGAGGCGGCTGTTGGTTCTGTCATAATCAGGGTGTAGACCAGCTCCGACTTCTTCGCAAGCAGTACCCGGAACTGTGGGAAATACTTCTCAGATGGGATTGGGACAGTCCCATCACTTTCAAACCTGACGGGCGAACCGTTCACGACTACGATTTGAGGTTTTACGCAGAGGACTTGGGGCTTGTCCCGGCAGACAGAAAGTTCCGTTGGAAAGTGCTTGAAGACCCCGATTTTTATAAGGAGGAACAAACATGAAAGTGACCAAATGCACAGGTGAAGGACAAGGCTCATGTAAACGGTGTTCTGCTAAAGGCAAATGGAACAGAGTTTGGTGTTGCTTCCTTTACAAGATCGAAGGTCTTGAGGGGTGCTACTGTTCCGACTGTGTAAAAGAGATCATTTCAGAACGAGAGGAGCACATAAATGAAACCTCTTGAGAGAATTTTCTTCAAGGCTTGTCTAATGAAGGGTGACAAATCAGTCCGGGAAGTATGCAACATCTTCTCAGACTTGGGGTTCCCTGTCAAAATCCTATGGCGATACCTAGAAAAATGGAGCAACTGTGGGTTCTACGATTTCGGTGTCACATTGGATTTAGGTTGGTTCTATCTTAATCTGCTTCCTATCGAATATGCGAAAATGCTAGAAGAGGTACAAAAATATGTTCGCCATACGAAACATTAAAACAGGTAAATTTCTGTGCGGAACAGATTACCGATATTTCCCGCCGCACCAGAGGACGAATAAAAATCAAGCCCTTACTTACGATTGTTTGGCAACTGCTAAAGCCGACTTTCGCCGCCGGAGGTGTGGCAAGGACTATCGTGTCGTGTGTCTCAAGACGCTTGAGGTGAAGCGGGTTGTCAATTTCGACATCGAAAACCGCTATGAAATCTATGACAAGGATTGGAGTGACGAAAATGAGTGACCTTAAAATCTTCACTGACAATATCGAACCCGAAGCCCTGAACCAGATTTACACCCTCGTGAAGCAACCCGTCTTCGCTGACTGCAAGGTTCGTATCATGCCCGATGTCCACGCAGGAGCCGGGTGTGTAATCGGCTTCACCGCCGACTTGGGTGACAAGGTGATTCCGAACATTGTGGGTGTAGACATTGGGTGCGGTATGCGCACCGTGGAACTCGGACAAATCGACATCGACTTCGCCGCCCTCGACTCTGCCATTCGTGAGCATATCCCCTCTGGCAGAGAGGTGCGCAAGGGCGAGTATGTTCGTTTCGATATGCTGGACGAGCTTCGGTGCTACCGTCACCTGAAAGACATCGACCGCATTAAGAGAAGCATTGGCACTCTTGGCGGCGGCAATCACTTCATCGAAATCGACATGGACGAGTACGGCAACAAGTTCCTCATTATCCACACGGGAAGCCGCAACCTCGGCAAGCAGGTGGCAGAGTACTATCAGGCTCTCGCCGTGGAGACCATGTCGGGCAAAGACCTGCTGTACAAGCGGCAGGAGCAGTTGATTGCCGAGTACACGGCGCAGGGACGAAAGAAGGAAATCGAGAAAGCTATCCGGGAGCTTCACCGCAAGTTCAGCCCGAACCCTCTCGGTATTCCGAAGGAGCTGTGCTACCTCACCGGCGAGAATCGTGAAGACTATCTGCACGACATGAGAATCTGCCAGCGGTACGCCGTCCTCAACCGCTTCGCTATTGCCGAGACCATTCTCGATGTGATGGGCTGGAACCCTTGGGGTGGTTTCGAGACCATTCACAACTACATCGACTTGGAGACGAACATGGTTCGCAAGGGAGCTATCTCTGCCAAGGCCGGTGAACTCCTGCTCATTCCCATCAACATGCGAGACGGCTGTATTATCGGCAAAGGTAAAGGCAACCCGGATTGGAACTGCTCTGCCCCGCACGGCGCAGGTCGTATCATGAGCCGTAGCAAGGCGAAGGAGCTGGTGAGTCTCGCCGACTTTGAGGACTCCATGAAGGGTATCTTCACTACCTCGGTCAGTCAGTCCACGATTGATGAAAGCCCGATGGTCTACAAGCCCATGGCAGAAATCGTGGCGAATATCGCCGAGACGGTGGACATTCTCATGGTCATTAAACCTCTGTACAACTACAAGGCAAGCGAGTGAGGTGTGACTATGGACGAACTTTTGGGGCTTATCGCAGACATCAATCCGACTGAAATCGCAAGCCACATTGAGCAAGGAAATCTCGCCGAGTGGTGCGAGGGCTGGCGGCAGGTAGCGACTGTGACGGTCGAAAACCTCAGATTATCCGAATCGGATTGAAAAAACATCAAAAATGACATTTGCGAAATAATCTTTGTAGGACTACTACTTGTCTTTTCGCAAAGTTATAGGAGAAGTAGTAAAAGTAGTTCAAATCTTGATTTTGCGTAAAAGTCTCCTATAAGGGGGTCTATATAGCGAAAGTTTACGCAAAAACTGATTTTCAACTACTTTAACTACTTTATAAGAATAAGAAGAAAGAGGACTCTTTTGAGCCGAAAGAGGACTCTCTGAGGAGGTAAGAACGACTATGGCAACAAAGAGAAACAACCCGAAGGGCATTGGATTGCCCACGAGTACCAGCTCTCTCACACTTGACGCTGGGGATAATGCCAAGTACACCAGCATGAACCTGCACTTCATGAACATGCCCAAGATTGATTTGCATGATGAGGTTGCGGTACAGAACAGGCTCAATGAGTATTTCAACCTCATGGTGGATAGCGATATGAAGCCCTCCGTGTCTGGTATGGCTATGGCGTTAGGGATTGACAGGAGAAGACTGTGGGAAATCAAGACAGGTAACACACAAGGCAGTGGAGCCATGGGTGGGCTGTCCTCGTTGCCGCAAGGCGTTACGGACTTGGTAAAAAAAGCGTACCAACTTTTGGAATGTCTGTGGGAGGACTACATGCTCAACGGCAAAATCAACCCCATGGCGGGTGTGTTCCTCGGAGTCAACAACTATGGCTATCAGGATGTCAAGAAGGTGGATGTGACTCCCGTACTCCCCGACAGCAACAAGGACAACGACTATGACCCTGACTCTATCCGAGAGCGATACCTTATCGACTCTGGCAACGACTCCGACTCTGAGAGCGACTAACGACTCTCGACTATGAAACGACTATCGACTATGAAACCGCCGCTTGGAACCCTCGGCTTTTGCTGGGAGGAAAAAGCGGCGGTTTTTCTGTCGTTTTCACGGGATAGCACTTTACAGTGATAAAGCGACAGGGGCGGGAGCCTGTCCCGGTGGAGCCTGTCCCGGTGGAGCGGGACGGCGGCGGGGTTCGGTTTTTGCCTATATAATGTATAACGGACAACAAACAATCCGAAAAAGATAAAAAATTTCAGAAAACCCCTTGACAATTCGGAAAAGGCGAATTATACTATAATCACAACAGGATAACAAACAATCTGAAACGGATAATAAAGGGAGGTTTTCAGAATGAGAAAATACGAATTGATACCGACAGACGGACGCAAAAGCTTTTACGGAAAAGCGGTTGTTGTGGTGGAGGACAACGGGACGGAAACGCTTTACAGTTACGGAACGCCCATTGTAAAACGCCTTGTTTCCGGGGAGCTTGTGAAAATGTGGGACGGGTGGACAGCCACAACAGGCCGACACATTAAAGCCTTTTGCGGGTTGAACAAGGCCGCATACATGAGTTTATAAAGGGAGGTTTTCAAGATGAAATACAAAACCACAAGAAAAGCCGTTGTAAATGGTTCCGTTAATGTTCGTTCGGCGGGGTACTGCGATTTGAGCCACTTGTTAATAAACCATTCCCCGGTTGCTTATACTTGCGGCGTGTATGGCTGGAATTTTGATGTTTTCGAGGTTTACGGGGTCACAATTTGCACGGGTTATAGAAATATGCCGGGGGCAAGGCTTGAGGGAGTCCGGGAGTATGAAGAAAAGGCAAGGGCCATTCTTTCATGGGACAATAAAGCCCCATACGAGGAAAAGCGGGAGCAGGTGGAAAAGCTGTTGCAAGAGTTTTGCAAGTTGAACGGGGGTTGTTGAAATGAGAAATTACACCTTTACGGAAAACGGCTTTACTTTCAAGCGCATAAACAAGGCACAAGCAAAACGGGCATACAACAACGGTTTAACGGTTCGTTTCTGTCCCGTCAATTTGCGCCCCGGTTCCCCGTTTCGGCTTGATATGGATATGAACAAGGTTCAACAGAATTGCGCCGAGGTGGATTTTGAACAGCTTGTAAATGCATTCGAGTCCTACAATTGCGGGAGCAATGAAACGGGCAAATACACCGCCTTTTATATCCCTGTTGAAACGGTGGACAGGTTCACCGGGGAAAAGCCCACGGCGGGAACATTGGGAACGGTTGAACAATACGCCTATAGCTATATGGAGGGTTGAAAAATGGGAGCAGTGAATTATTTTACAAGTGATTATATAACAATGGGCTTGCGCCCCTATGATTCATGGGAGCTTGAAAACGATTCTGATTTTATGGAGGAAATGCGCCGGGAGTGTGAGGAGTACGGCGGCACGATTGAAAACGCTATAGCCGATTATATTCAATCTTGCTATGAAAGCGATTTTGAAAACATCGAAACGGAATTGAACAAGCACAATTTCCATTATTACCATATCACAATCAAGCCGGGATATTATGAGGGGTTCACGCTTGATATTGAAAACAATTATCCCGTTGCGCTGGACAGTTGGCAAGACAGGCGGGACGCAAACAAGGAAATTACAGAAATAAAGCAATTTCTGATTGATTGCGCCGGGTTGGGGTTGGTGCAATGTTCGCCGGGTTGGTGTACCGGGTACAACGATTATAACGGCACTATTAAAGCGATTAAAGCGGCAATAAAGGAAATGCGGGACGAATTGCGCACAATTCCCACATGGGCACAATATAACCGAGCTTGTTAAAATGGAGGGCTTAAAAATGACAGATTATAACAAAATTGCAATGGACAATCTCAACGCCTTAATGCGTGAAATTGCGGAATATTCCCGAATGGCTGAGGAAATAGGGGAAACGCTGGACAGCTTGAAAGACAGTTTGAAAAAGTACATGGATGAAAACGGGCTTGACACTATCGCCGGGAGCGAACACAAGGCAAGCTATAAAGCCGTTATTAGTTCCCGCATTGATACCACCGCATTAAAACGGGATATGCCCGAAATTGCCGCACGATATACCAAAACGACAGAAACCCGGCGTTTCCTGTTCGTGTGAGGAGGTGCAAAAAATGGGTTTTCTGTTCCTGCTGGTTTTCCCGTTCGTGCTGTTGGCTGAGATTCTGAAACGAAATTGAAAGTACATATCCCCGCCCCTTGTGGGCGGGGCTTTTTTTATGCCCTTTTTCCGTGGCCTGCCCCGCCCCTTGTGCGGCGTTTTGTGCCGGGGGTATATCCACCCCCCGCACCCTTGCGGGGCTTGTGGGGCTTTATAGGGGCATTGTGGAGGGTGCTATATATTGGAACTTGTTCATGTGTCCCCTGTCCCGTGTTCCCGCTCCTGTTGTTGTGCGTGTGCGTTCCTGTTGGGCATTGCTGAGGGCTTGCCCCTGTCCTGGTGGCTGTCCTTCATTGCTGAGGGCTTGCCCCTTGCCCCGGTTTCATTGGGGTATATTTCATTGACAGCGGCGGGGGCTTGTGTCAATAGGGTTTCCCCGTGGGCTTGTGGCACTGGTTCCACAATTTCCCCGCCCTATTGACACCGGGAGCGGGACAGCGGCGGGGCGGGAGTCTGTCCCGGTGGGCGCACCACCCGCACCCCCTGAGGGGGGACGGCGCACCGGGGCAGGAGCCGCAGGGAGTGGCTTGAGTACGCCAAAAATCGAAAAAGAAACAAAAAGGATATAAAATTATCTTTTTTGTGTTGACAACAACCTTTTCAAATGCTATACTAATCTCACAAAGATAACGGAGGTGCATTATGGTACGCAACAACATTGAACTCGATGTGAAGGTCAAGTGCCTTGAATCTCACATGAGCCAGCTCAACCTTGCGGAGAAGATTGGCACGACAGGCCAGTATGTCAACCGCATTATCAAGAAGAAAGACGGTCTGGTGAACAAGACCTTCGTGGAAATCATGGAAGCTCTTGGCTACGACATCGAGCTTACCTATGTGAAGCGGGAGGGATAACGGAGGTGGGTACATGAGGGTCGGTTATGTACGAGTAAGCACCGCAGAACAAAATCCGGCAAGGCAGATGGAACTCATGAAGTCCCTTGGTGTGGAGAAGGTCTACCACGAGAAGCGCAGTGGTAAGAACACCGACAGGCCGCTGTTCAACGAAATGCTCTCGTTCCTGCGTGATGGTGACACCCTGTATGTGGAGTCGTTCTCTCGCCTATCCAGAAGCACACGAGACCTTCTTGCCACGGTCGCAACGCTGACCGAGCGTGGTGTGAACCTTGTCTCCGAGAAGGAGAAGTTTGACACCAGCACCCCGCAAGGGAAGTTCGTGCTGACCGTGTTTGCGGCTCTCGCCGAGTTCGAGCGGGAAAGCATTTTGGAGAGACAGCGTGAAGGGATTGAAATTGCGAAGTCCGAAGGAAAGTACAAGGGGCGCAAGCCGATTCCAGCCAATGAGCGGTTCTTCACCGTGGCAAATGCGTGGGCGGCTGGCAAAATCCCGCTCAAGGACGCAATCAAGGAGTCGGGGATGTCCCGCTCCACCTTCTTCCGCAAGTGCAAGCAGTACGAAATCAGCAGAAGAAGTAGTTAAAGTAGCGGAAAATCAGGTTTTGCGTGTAACTTCCTCTTAGTATGCGCACATTAGGCGAAAGTTTACGGAAAAATCGAAAATCAACTACTTTGACTACTTGATTGGAGGGTAAGACCATGGGGCAATACGATAATTTTCACAACACCAAGAACATCGAAAAGGCGCAGAGGAAGCTCGACAAGCTCCTGAAAAAGCGGAAGCCAGACCAGTATCAGATTGATTTGGCGAAAGAAGCTCTCTCCCAAGCGAAGTTGTTTGAGAGCTGTCAGATTTTCAAGAGTTTCAGCGGGTATGCACCGAACGAGAACATCATGTTCAGTGACGATAACCGAGTGATATGGTTCGTCAAATACCTTATCCCCTACGATGAAATCAGCTCGTACTCCATCGTGGAGAATGTGGTGCAGAAAGCTCAGACGCAGACCACGAGCAAGGGTGTTATCACACGGGCTATCATCGGCGGGGCTATTGCAGGTGGCGTTGGGGCTGTCGTTGGAGCGGCTTCGGCGGGGTCGAAATCTCAGACCACCTACTACAACGAGGGCGAATGGTTTTTCATGCAAATCTTCACGAAGAACGGTGAGCGGTATAGCTGTCACATCGAGAACAGCGGGTTCATCGGGAACAAGGTTCATCCAAAGTGGCTTGAGCTTGGGACAAAGCTCCAATCCATCATTGACGGGAAGGTATAATCGAGATTATTGAATGGCGCATGATTGCGAGAGCGAAAAGCTCAAACAGTCATGCGCCATTTTTCTTTACGGAGGTATCTATGCGAAATCTACTTGAGACGATTTACAAAAAGGCAAAGGCGGCTCATGCCTATCAGCCCATGGAAGACCTGTACTTCATGTGCCGGGAAGCCATGAAGACCGATGTGGGTCTCGGTGTGGAGTACTTGAAGCTCCTCTCCGCTGAGTGCGAACGAGCCATGCACGACAGGTCTATCTCCGGGGAGCAGGTCGTGTCGATTTACGACCTGCACAAGCGAGTGTGCTTCACTGCCGCTCCCTACGATTTTGACTGCTACCTACTCTATGTGGAGTGGAACCGGGAGCCTGACAAGAAGTTCTATCCTCCCCGGCGTAAGGTCTTGAAGCAGGTGGTGGACGCTCTGCAAGAGCTGGCAGACGATAAGCTGGACTTGCTGGCGGTCTCCCTTCCTCCCGGTAGCGGTAAGACCACCTTGGCAATCTTCTACCTCACATGGCTCGGCGGCAAGATTCCCAACAAACCCATGCTGACCGGCTCCCACTCCAACTCGTTTGTGCGGGGCGTGTATGATGAATGTCTGCGCATTATGGACAAGAACGGCGATTATCTCTGGCAGGATGTCTTCCCCGATGTGAAGGTGTCCAACACCAACGCCAAGGATTGCCGTATCGACCTCGACAAACGACAGCGTTTTGAGACCTTGGAGTTCACCTCCATCGGAACCGGCAACGCTGGTCTGTATCGTGCCGCAACCCTGCTCTACTGTGATGACTTGGTATCTGGTATCGAGGTGGCGTTGTCGAAGGAGCGGCTGGATAAACTGTGGGAGACCTACACCACGGACTTGAGACAGCGTAAAATCGGACACAACTGCAAAGAGCTTCACATTGCGACCCGGTGGTCTGTTCACGATGTCATTGGGCGGCTCGAACGGGAGTATATCGACAGCGACAGAGCGAAGTTCATCGTCATTCCCGCTCTGGACGAGAATGACGAGTCCAATTTCGATTACGCCTACGGTGTCGGGTTCAGCACCAGTTTCTACCGTGAGCAGAGAAACATCATGGACGATGTGAGCTGGCGAGCGTTGTATATGAACGAGCCGATTGAGCGAGAGGGTCTTGTCTACTCCGAGGACGAGCTTCGCCGGTACTTCGAGCTTCCGAAGGAAGAACCTGACGCAATCATCGGTATCTGCGACACCAAGGACAAGGGCGCAGACTACGCTTTCCTCCCGGTGGCGTATGTGTATGGGCAGGACTACTACATTGACGATTGCGTCTGTGATAACGGTCTGCCCAACATCGTGGACGCACGGCTGACGGAAATCCTCGTCCGGGACAAGGTGAAGTCCTGCCGCTTCGAGTCCAATTCCGCAGGTCGGCGGGTTGCCGAGAAGATTCAGGAGGAAGTGAAGAAAAAGGGCGGTATCACCCACATCACCACCAAGTTCACCACTACCAACAAGGAAACGAAAATCATCGTGAACAGCGCATGGGTCAAAGAGCATTGCCTGTTCAAAGACGCTTCTCTGTACCAGCGCAAGTCTGATTACGGCAAGATGATGGACATGCTCTGCTCTTACACGATGGCGGGTAAGAACAAACACGATGATGTCCCCGATGGCATGGCAATGCTGGCTGAGTATGCTCAGAGTTTGGGTGCTCAGACTGTTGAGGTCTTCAAGCGTCCGTGGTAATTCACAATTTCCACATGGTTTTCAACATTTAATTCCTAAAACAAGAATTAGAACTTGACTTTTACGAACCGAAATGCTATAATATACACGAATAATTATGGCATAGATGTGGCGCATGATTGCGAGAGCGAAAAGCTCAAACAGTCATGCGCCATTTTCAATTTCTGAGGAGAGGAGGGACAGTCTTGGGAAACGAAATCGACACTTCCAAGCCCATGAGCGAGACTCGGCAAATGAGTGGCAGACGGGTTATCAAATCCAGCGTGAAGGAAATCACGGACGGGAATGTGGTCGAGGTCTTGCAGAAAGCTCTCAGCGACCACGCTTTCAACCGAAGCGAGATTGATTACCTGTGGAACTACTACAAGGGCAAACAGCCGATTTTGAATCGGAAAAAGGATGTCCGTCCTAAAATCTGCAACAAGATTGTGGAGAACCGGGCAAACGAGATTGTCTCCTTCAAGGTCGGCTACCTGTGCGGTGAGCCGATTCAGTACATCGGTAGAAGCACCGAGGAGAGCGTCACCAAGGGCATTACCGCCCTGAACGAGCTGATGTTCGCTGAGGATAAGGCCACGCAAGACCAAGAGATTGTGGAGTGGCAGATGATTTGCGGAACCGCTTATCGTCTGGTTCTGCCCGATGAACCCAACGAGGAAGACGAGTCCCCGTTTGAAATGTACACCCTTGACCCCCGTGACACCTTCGTTGTGTACTCCAATGAAATCGGGAATAAGCCCCTGATGGCAGTGAAGTACAGCAAGGACGAGAACGAGGTCACGCACTACTCGGTCTACACCGAGAACTACTACTGGTTGATTGACGGAGACATCATCAACAAGGCCGAGTCCAAGTCCCATGCGCTGGACATGATTCCCATTTTCGAGTACCCGGCGAACAATGCTCGGCTCGGCTCTTTCGAGATTGTTCTTCCCCTGCTGGACGCAATCAACAATGCGGAGTCCAACCGCATGGACGGCGTGGAGCAGTTCATTCAGGCGTTCTGGAAGTTCATCGGCTGTCGCATTGAGAAGGAGAAGTTCAAAGAGTTTCTTGAGGAGGGCGCAATCCTTGTGCCGCCCAACGACAGCGGCGGGAACATTGATGTTGACCTCGTGGTGAAGGAGCTGAATCAGGTTCAGACTCAGACGCTCAAGGACGATTTGTACAACGCTGTTCTCACTATCTGTGGTATGCCGAACCGCAACGGCGGTACTTCTACCTCTGACACGGGGGCGGCGGTACTCCTGCGAGACGGCTGGTCTCTTGCGGAAGCGAGAGCCAAGGACAGTGAACACATGTTCAAAAAGGCAGAGAAGAAAATGCTCAAGCTGGTTCTTCGTATCTGCCGTGACCTGTCCGAGAACATCAACCTGCGGTTGAAAGACATCGAGTTGCAGTTCACCAGACGCAACTACGAGAACATCCAGAGCAAATCGCAAGTTCTGGTGTCCATGCTCCAACAGCCGAAGATTCACCCCCTTCTGGCGTTCCAGCATAGCGGCTTGTTCGTTGACCCGGAGAGAGCATACACCCTGAGTATGAAGTATTACGAGGAACAGCAAGAGAAGCTGGCGCAACAGCAGAAGACGGCTCAGAACAACACCGATGGTTCGGGAAATCCGAACGGTTCTGACGAAGACGAATAATTAAAGCGGTTTTCCGCTTGGTTATGGTGAGGGAACACCTTAAAACGCAACAGGGAGACAACCCTTCAAACAGAAATCCGTGTAGAGTGAACTACCTATGAAACGCAAGGAGGAAAACACAATGAACCTTAAAGAAGTGCTTGGGGACGCTTACAAGGAGGGTATGACCTTTGAGGAGGTCGAAGCCGCTCTGGAAAAGGTGAATGTCCCGGAAGACAATTCCGCTGAGATTGAGCGTCTGAAAAACGCTCTGTCCAAGAGCAATAGCGAAGCCGCTGGCTATAAGAAACAGCTCAGAGAGAAAATGACCGAGGACGAGCAGAAGAAGCAGAAGGAACAGGAGGAGCGTGAGGAGCTTCAAAACAAGTACGACAAGCTCCTGCGTGAGTCTATTATCGCCAAGAACAAGGCGAAGCTGGTCGCTCTCGGCTACGATGAATCCCTCGCCGATGAAACGGCAGAAGCTATGGCAGATGGCGATTCCGAGAAGGTTTTTGCCAATCAGCAGAAGCACTTGGCTTCCTTTGAGAAGAAGGTTCGTGCGGAAGCTCTCAAAGATACACCGAAACCCACCCGTGACGGGGATTCCAAGACCATGACGCTCGAAAAGTTCCGTAAGCTCGACCCGATGGAGCGTCACAAGTTCTCCGAGGAACACCCGGAGGAATACAAAGAACTTTATGGAGGTAAAGAATAATGGCACACAAGATTTACGATAACTTCTATCTCTCCAACGAGATTGAAGACCAGTACAACTCCCACCTGAACCTGCAACAGTTCTGCACGGTGGACAACAGCCTTGAGGGACAGGCCGGTATGACCCGCAAAATCAATGTCTACAAGGCCACCGATGGCACTGAGAAGCTGGAAATGGGCAGTGGCAACACCAAGTCCATCGAGGTGAGCTACACCCCGGAGGAGTACAAGATTCTGCTGGCGCAGAACCGCTTCGAGTACTATGACGAACAGGCCATGACCGACCCCATGCTGGTGCCTGTCGGCGTTCGTCACATGGGTACTGACATGTTCAACACTGTCAATGCCGACATCTACGGCGAGTTCAAGAAGGCCACGCAGGTGGTTGTTACCAGCGGCTTCAATTTTGACTGCTTCGCTGACGCTCAGAGCGTTCTGAACCTTGAGAACCTTGAGGGCGTGTCCATCTTCGCCTTTGTCTGTGCGGCTGACATGGCTGACATCCGCAAGGCTCTGAAAGACACCTTGCAGTATGTCGAGAAGTTCGCTGTGAGCGGCTATGTCGGCACTGTTGCCGGTGTGAACCTGTACACCAAGAAGGACGCAACCCCCGGCGATATTATTATCGCCACCCGTGAAGCCGTCACCCTGTTCAACAAGAAGGGTACTGAGGTTGAACAGCCCCCTCGTGACTCCGGGGACGCCAATGTTCGTAAGAACACCATCTTCTCCCGTAAGTACTACCTTGCGGCTCTGACTGACGAGACCAAGGCTGTGAAGATTCACAAGGGTACTGCCACCCTTACCACCGATACCACCGTGACCCCCGACAAGGTCTACTACAAGAAGGTCGGCAACGGCTATGTGGTTGGCACTCCCGACACCAACCCCAAGACCGAGGGCTTCTACGAGATTTCCTAAGCTGGACGGAGGTGAGCAACATGACGCAGGAAGAAAAGCTGACCGCTCTCAAGGCCATGGTAGGAAGTTCTGACTCTGACGATGTGTTGCTCACCTACCTCAGTTTTGCGGGAAGCAAGATTATTGCGAAAGCCTATCCCTACCAGAACGACATAACCGAAGTCCCGGCGCAGTACGCACACCTCCAAGTGGAGATTGCGGCGTACATGCTGAACAAACGAGGAGCTGAGGGGCAGACCTCTCACACCGAGAATGGTGTGTCGAGAACCTACGAAAACGGTGATGTCCCTGCTTCTATGCTGAAAGCGGTCATTCCGCACTGCGGGGTGGTTTGATGAAGTGTATGAGCAGGAACAAAACCAAGTTCTTCTATGCGCTGTATGAGGGTAAGACCCCCATTACAGACGAGTACGGCAATGTGACCGGCGAGTATGATGTCCAGCACGGCAAGCCCACTGAGTTCTACGCCAACATTTCGGCGGCGAAGGGCGAAACGCAGACCCGTCAGTTCGGGGAGAACGAGTCCTACGACAAAGTGATTGTCATGGACAGTGACGCTCCCCCGATTGATGAATATGCGGTGCTTTGGGTTGACCTCACGCCACAACTGGACGAGGACGGCTCTCTTGCGGTGAACAAGAAGGGTGAAATCATCACCCCTCATGACTACATCGTGAAGAAGGTCGCTAAGAGCCTGAATGTGATGTCGCTGGCGATAAGCAAGGTGAGTGTCAGTGGGTAAGAAGGTTATTCGTATCAGCCTGTCCGAGAAGGACATTGACCGAGCTATCAAAGAGCTTGAGCAGTACAAGCGGGAAATCATTCGCAAGACGGAACTTCTTCGGAAGAAGATTGCCGAGCGGATTGGAACTCTCGCTCAAAGCGGCTTCAACGGTGCAGTCGTTGACGATTTGACCGATGAAAGCGGCGGGGTGAGAAAAGCCGAAGTGCAGGTCTCCATTGACGAGCGAGAAAATGTCTCGGTCGTTATCGCCGCTGGCGAGGACGCTGTTTGGGTAGAGTTCGGTGCTGGTGTATACCACAACGGCTCTGCTGGCAGTTCCCCTCACCCGAAGGGTTCTGAGCTTGGTTTCACCATCGGCGGCTATGGAAAGGGCATGGGCAAGCGAAAGACATGGGGGTTCTATGAGGACGGTGAACTGAGACTGACTCACGGCGCACCCGCTGTCATGCCCATGTACAACGCAATGAAGACCGTCTGTGATGAAATTGCGAGTATTGCGAAGGAGGTGTTTCAGTGATTGACCTTGAAACCGAGATTTTCAACGAGGTGTCTGTAAAAGTACGGGAAAAGTACCCGGACATCTTCATGACCGGCGAGTATGTCAAGACACCGCCCTCCTTCCCGTGCGTATCGCTCGTTGAGGTAGACAACGCCACATTCCGAAACTCGCAGACCACCGAGGGCAAGGAAAACCATGTGGCGGTCATGTACGAGCTGAATGTCTACTCCAACCGCACGAAGGGAAAAAAAGCTGAGTGCAAGGAAATTGTGGGATTCATTGATGAAATCCTGATGGAGCTGAACTTCACACGCACCATGCTTGAACCTGTCCCCAATCAGGACAATGCGACAATCTATCGTATGCTCGGTCGATACCGAGCTGTCATATCCAAAGAAAAAACGATTTACAGGAGGTAACATATCATGGCAATTTCTACCTACAAGATTTTTCTCATGCAGAAGAATGAGGAAACATGGGAGAAACTGATCGACATTAAAGAGTTTCCCGACCTCGGCGGCGCACCCGAAATGCTGGAAACCACCACCCTGTCTGACAATATGCAGACTTACATTCCGGGTATCCAGTCTCTTGACGCTCTTGAGTTCACTGCGAACTACACCAAAGAGGACTTTACCAAGCTGAAAGCCCTCGAAGGTCAGGAGAAGGACTATGCCGTGTGGTTTGGCGGCACCGGCGAGGGTGGCACCCTGACTCCTACCGGCACTGACGGTAAGTTTGAGTTCAAGGGTCAGCTTTCCGTGTTCCCGGTTGGCGGCGGTGTCAACGAGGTCGTTGACATGACTATCACTATCGCACCGTCTACACCTATCACTGTTGGCGCAGACGCATAAGAATTTTTAGGAGGACAGAAACATGGCAAAGCAGTTGACTTTCACCTATGACGGCAAGGATTACACGTTGGAATTTACCCGCAGAACGGTTGCGGAAATGGAGAAGAAGGGCTTTATCGCTTCCGACATCACGGACAAGCCCATGACTACTCTCCCCGCACTGTTCGCCGGTGCGTTCCTTGCCCATCACCGTTTCGTCAAGGAAGACATCATCAACGACATCTATTCCAAACTTACCAAGAAGGAAGACCTTATCGGCAAGCTGGCTGAAATGTACAACGAGCCGATTCTGGCTCTCGTTGAGGAGCCTGAGAAAGCCGAGGGAAACTTGGACTGGACAGCGACTTGGTAAGTGGTTCGCTGTCCTCCACTGAGGGGAGTGGTGGTAGTTCTGCCACTGCTCCCCTCTCTACTTACACCGAAAAGTTCAACGAGTTGTTCCCCCACTATCTTGCCATTGGCATGAGCGAGGAACAGTATTGGGACAAAGACAGTATGCTCGTGGTGGCATACCGTAAAGCGGAAGAACTCAGAGTGAATCGCAGAAATCAGGAAATGTGGTTACAGGGTGCGTACTTCTATGACGCTCTGTGCCGAGTTACCCCCGTTCTCCACGCTTTTGCCAAAAAAGGAGCAAAGCCTGTTCCGTATCTCTCGGAAGCCTACGCACTCACTGAGAAGCAGGTGGAACTCAGAGAGGAGGAACATGCCAAGGGCGTGTACGACAAGGGTAAGCGCATGATGGAAGGATTCATGGCAAGCCACAATAAAAAGTTTGAAGGGAAGTGAGCATTATGTCTACGACAATCGAGCAGTTGGAGCTTGAAGTACAATCTAATTCTACATCTGCCGTTGGCGGCATAGACGCACTTTCCGAGTCTCTTAGACGGCTGAAAGCCGCAACCGCTCCCGTAAGCAAGGGCGGCGTTGGCCTTGGCGCACTGTCGAACTCTCTCAAGAAGTTCAGTCAGAGCGTTTCTGGCCTGACAGGGCTGACCCTTGCACGGGAGCAAGTACAAGGACTGGTGGACGCACTCAAACCCTTGGAGAGCGTCCAAAAGTCTGGCTTTGGTTCTCTCGCAAACGGGCTGGACAAGCTCGTGAAACTCGCTCCTCAGATTGACACCGTAACGGAGTCTTTGAGAAAGACCGACCTTGACTCTTTTGCCGAACAGTGCAATCGAGTTGCTACTGCCATTACCCCTCTGGCTACGCAGATGGAAAAGGTGGCGGCTGGCTTCTCTGCGTTCCCGGCAAGAATCCAGAGATTGCTCAAGAGCAATACAAGCCTTGCGGCAAGCAATACGGTACTCGGCAAATCCTATGTGAACCTCGCCGCAAAAATCAGCTTGGCGTACATGGGCATGAGAAGGATTGCCGGTGTTATCGCAAACTGGATTACTGACTCCAACAGCTACATTGAGAACATGAACCTGTTCAATGTGTCTATGGGTCAGTTTGCGAAGGAAGCGCAGAATTATGCGGAGCAGGTCGGCGAAATCATGGGTATCAACCCCGGCGAGTGGATGCGAAATCAGGGTGTCTTCATGACGATTACCGATGGTTTTGGCGTTGCGAGTGACCGGGCGTACATCATGAGCAAGAACCTGACCCAGCTCACCTACGATTTGGCTTCGTTCTACAATATCAGCACCTCTGACGCTTTCCAGAAGTTGGAGTCTGGTATCTCTGGTGAGCTTGAGCCGCTTCGTAGACTCGGCTATGACCTGTCTGTGGCTCGTCTGCAACAGGAAGCCTACAACCTCGGCATTGACAGAAGCGTTACGAGCATGACTCAGGCTGAAAAGGCCGAGTTGCGTTACTATGCTATCATGACGCAGGTTACAAACGCTCAGGGCGATATGGCTCGTACTCTGGAAGCCCCTGCGAACCAGCTTCGTATTCTGCAAGCGCAGGTGGAACAGGCCACTCGTGCCTTGGGCAACCTTTTCCTCCCGATTCTGAAAGCCATTTTGCCTTATGCAATCGCACTGGCAAAAGCAATTCGGATTGTCGCTGAGATTATTGCCAGCTTCTTCGGGGTTTCGATTCCAGAGTTCGATGTGGGAGCGGACGCAATCGGCGGTGTGGCAAGCGGCGCAGGTGAAGCGGCTGACGGTTTGGGAGACGCTTCCAAGAAAGCGAAGGAGCTGAAAAACGCACTGCTCGGTATTGACGAGCTGAATGTTATCTCCCCTCCTGAGGACAGCGCAGGTGGAGGTACAGGTCTCGGCGGTATTGGCGGTGGCGGTCTCGGCTTTGAGCTTCCCACCTATGACTTCATTGGAGACGCAGTGAACGAGCAGGTGGACAAAATCATGGCGAAGATTAAGCCCTTCCTCGATTGGGTAAGGGAGAACATTGATGAAATCCTCGCCGGTGTCGTTGCCATTGGTGCGGCTTTCCTCGCTTGGAAGATTGCCAAGGGTGTACAAGATTTCCTGCGGTGGCTGTCCACCATGAAGGGCTTCAACATCGTAGGCAGTATCGGTTTCAAAATTGCGGGGCTTGGCCTGTTCTTGGACGCATGGAACACCATGAAAGAAGCTATCCAAGACATCATGGCGAATGGCGCAAACTTCACCAATGTCACCAAGCTAATCAGCGGCTTTGCAGAAGCTCTCGGTGCGGCGTTCCTCCTGTTCGGCAACATCAAGATGGCAGGGGCAATGCTGGTTATCTCCGGGCTGACTGGTATCGTCTCTGCTATCAGCGACATGGTGAGCAACGGTGTGAATTGGGACAATGCACTGTTCCTTGTGAAGAATCTCGGCCTGTTCCTGAGCGGCTTGGGTCTGCTGACCGGCAACACCCAGCTCGGCGGCGTTGGCCTGATTATCGCTGGCGCAACCCTGATTGTGGACAACCTCAAGGGGTTCATCGAAGCAATCCGAACCGGCGATTGGTCTGGCGTGGACGCTGTGGAAGTAGCCGCAGGTGCGCTGATGATGGCTGGCGGGTTCATTCTCGCCCTCAAGAAGCTGGACGCTCTGAAAGACAGCGCAAACGCTGGACAGGCGGCACGGC